GGTTATAGCGTTACTAGCTATCTGTCCTGCCGTAATAGACTCAGCTAGGATGTTTGAAGCTCGGATGTTAAAGCTGCCATTGACTAAGATCTGAGGAGCTATAAAGTACCAAGTGTCTCCCTCAGCGGGATGGTTAAAGCCTGTTCTTATGTTAGTAGATACATTACCTGGAAGTAACTGGAGACAATAAAGCTCATATTCCATATCCGGATAGGAAGGAGCTGGAACATTCTCTATATTAACGTTACTCCCTATGATATAGGTCTTGTAGAATTTTCTATCTAAAGATTTGTAATCATGGATGATATAGCAGTTATCATGGCTTTCGTAATACAAAGTCCATTTCTTCTCACCAAAATCCCATAGCCACACTCTGTAACTTTCTTCTCTATAAGCTCCAATACCTAAGAATAAACCCGAACCTCCCTCAGTAAATTGAGCGCATTCCAAGCCAAAAGAAAACTCTAATATTTCATTCGGATCTACAAAGAAATGTTCTGATATAAAATCTGCTTGATGATACCCACCTTCGTTATACTGTACCAAAGCTTTAATAGCCCTGAAACCATCTACACTAACTATAGAGCATCCACCTTGAAGTACCCAACCGTTTGACCCTTCGCTCTCTACCAGGAGGTTGTTGATCCTATTCCTAGCGAGAACATCTAATTGATCCCTGGTAAGCTGCCCTGAAATGTCTGTAGTATCTACGTTCTTAACCCAGGAAGTTCCTGTAGATCTGTAAAGCTTATTGTCTGTAGTCAGAAAAATAGTAGAACCATGAGGATAATCGTCATTCGGAAGAGCAGGAAGAGAAGAAACTATAGTTATAAGAGCATTTCCCGCCTGGATCTTTGTCTGCCCTATAGAACCATCTTGCAGTTGGACTGAGGTAATGCAGCTATCATCGAGCTTTATTGTAGTAATAGCTTTAGTAGCTATTTTATCTGTAGTAACTGAACCAGCAGCTAATTTTGCAGCAGATATTGAAAAGTTAGCTATCTTTTCTTCCGTTATGATCTCGTTTACAATGTGTTTAGCAAGAATAATATAATCCTGAAGATGATCGCTGTTTACAGACCCAGGAGCAAGCACACCCTCTCCTATACTCCCTTCAGGGAGAAACTCTCCTACATCATCAGGAAGATAAAAGGTAAGTGTTCTACTATCTTTTTTGTATTCGCAAGTTACCTTCATTGTTCTAACTGAGGTTTATTAGTTAAAGGTTTAAAATCAACCATAGCTTGATGAACTGCATAATTAAACCCTGATACATTGCTACTCACTTTAAACTTCAATTCATATCCAAGATACCCTAGAGGGATCTCATAAAATTTTCTCCCTTCCGTAGCTACGATAGTGAAAGCTCCATATTGAACTCTGTCTATTATAGGGGTTATCTTTATTTCTCCCTGGATACTGGAAAAAACTTCTATATCAAAATAGAGCTTATCAAAACGTTTCATTGATCTAGGGGCTTCTAAAGGAGAGGAGGGAGAAGTAAAGGTAGACTCAAATCCTGAAGATCCGTCTTGTTTATCATTATCGTTTAATTTCCAGAAATTTCCATCATAGTCTCCAGTCCAAATCTGATAATCTCCTGATCCGGCATAGATTAAAGCTGAACAAGAAGCGTTGTATCCTGAAGCTGATAATTCAGAAGCATCATGGATAACCCAGGCTTCAGTTAGAGGTCTGTCGATAAAATACAGGAGACAAGTATCAATCTCTTGTTTATCTTTTCTTACTACAAAAAATCTAACTGCTCTCAGGATAGGATCGTATATTCCATGAAATTGAGTAATATAGGTATCCTCAAGGTTCTCTCTCATCCATTCCTTTAATCCGGTTCCCTGGAGAAGCGAAGCTGTTTGATAGTCTCCATACTGAGAAGCAGCAGAAACAGAGTAAATATCAAAATCTTCTGTCATAGAAATAATATCGTTAGGGGTCTTAACTAAAGTTCTCCAGGAAATTGTCCCACCTTCCCAGGGAGATTCAAAATAACCCCAATAAGCAGGGTTTGTAGCGGAATCATCAACTATGTAAGCCTTTCTTCTCCCAAAGAGGATGAGATTATCCTGAAAAACCACTCCTGCTACTATCCCATAGAGATCACCAGTATTAATTATCAGTACTACACAATCCTCATCACCAAAGGAAAGAGGATCTCCATTCTTAGAAGCGAATACATTAAAAGGAGTAGTAGCAAAATCTACAGCCCAAAGACGAAGAGAATTTCCTTTGCCATGAGCTATAAACTGTCCAGGATAGTTTCCAGAAGTCCATGAAGTAGGGATAGAAGGCATAGCCACTATATTTCCAGCCCCACCATCCCAATAGTAAGGAGCTATATTACCGTTACAGATAAAAATTTTATTTCCAAATTTCTCAATACTCGTAGGTTTAGAAGTACCTAAACCAGATCCAATACCCTGATTAACACCTTTATAGAAATAACCGTTAGAAGTAGCAAAAACTATATAGGTCGTAAAATCAAACATATTCATTATTCTAGGCGAATCAGATACAGGCTCTTCATTTATTAGCTTAGTTCCACCCCTGACAATTCTTGTATTATCCTGAAGGTTGAAATTCCTACATTCAATCATCTGAGTAGGTTTCAGGATACTCTCATTCTTTAAAGGAGTGAGTCCTCCGTTACTGAAATTTATCGAGTATGTTTGTCCTATATACATTATCTCTTCACTCCATAGAGAAGGGCATTATCTATTTTAGAAATTCTATCCATAACATATTTAGCATTCTTATTTTCAAGATTGCCCTTAGCTAAATTAGCTACATTAGCTACATACTGAGAAGGTTGATTGTCTAGAGCTATTGATACTCTAACTGCAAGATTATAGAGAATAGCTTCATGATACTCAGGAGGGACTATAAGAGTGCTTCCTATAGTTTGAAGGTTTTCGAAGTTCTTCTCTGAATGTAGCTCTAAGATATAAGCAATATCAGGGAGGTTATTGAAATAAATAACTCCAAGAGGATAGCTAGGAACATAAAAAATTTCAGAAGGTTTACCTGAAACATTTCTTGACCCCTGTTCAAAATATTCCTGAGCATTGTTATGAACAAGTAAAGGATGAAAATAATTATCATGATTGATATAAGCATCTGTGATTCTATTCGGTCTTTGAGTATTAAATTCCCCATCAATTCCTATAGTGTAAACTCCCTTGCCAACTGTTAAAGAAAGCTCTTCTTTAGCAAAACAGGGAATAGAAAGTCCTTCTACTCCCCAAGAAGAGAGCATAACGTTCAATAAATTCAAACCAAGGGCTAGGTTTTCATCGTCTACAGTTCTAACTCCGTTCAACCTAAAAGCGGTCTTTATAACTTCGCTTGTATCCATCACTCTCTCCTATAAAAAAAGGGAGGGGTATTAGCCCTCCCTAGTTTTCAGCTTCTACCCCAATTACCTATTACTCGTTCTTCTTACCCTGAACACGGCAAGCCAACTGAGGTCTGATTGCTTTGCATCCGAACAGAACATCAATCCTGCAAGGAAAGGTGTCATCGGAGATAGAATACTGACGGACAATTCTCATAGAGATACCGTCATAGACTTCCCTAGCTGCAAAGTCAACGCCTTTAGGCATTTCAAGGTCAGCGGTCACGAAAGCGAAAGCATCCCTGTGGTAAGCAAGGTTCTGAGCGTACTGAGAACTTGCGTCACCCACGAATACAATAGCTTTATTGGCAGCGGGCTTGTTGCTTATATTCTGCTTCGCTCCACTTGATACAAGCGCAGGAGAAATAGGCATTGCTGCCATAGTTCCCGCTCCGGTTGCAGTAGCATGGTCAGCTGTTACCGTAAACTGTTGAAGATAACCAAGGCTCTGTTTCGTTTCAGGATGAACCGCAAAAACATCAGCGATAGTGAATACATCACCCTTTTTGACCGTTGCATCGTTGTCAAAGTTCTTCAGCTTAAGGGTCGAGCCATCAGGCTGTTCACCATCAGTAATAGGGGTAGTGTTATCCCTAGTTCCGGTAGTGTGTCTCAAGATGAGATCGTTCTCAAGCCAGGTAAAACCTATAGCTCTCCCCATAACACCGTCCCTAAACTGATCCGCTATCGCA